ATCCTGCACGAGGAAGAGCTATTGGGGGTGGAGGAGTCTTGATGGACCGCTCGACCCCGAAAGGATCTCGCCCGGCGACCTGGCTCCTCCTGTTGCTGTGCTTCGTCGGCTGCACCAAGGACCCGAATGCCCATCTCGTGGCCACCAACTACGACGTCGACCTGTACACGTGGGACGACGTCGATGCCGGCGTGCGTTGTTACTGGGGCGACAACTACCGCCTGAGCTGCGTGAAGGTGCGGCCATGAACTTCAACGACCTGACCTTCTTCCGCAAGGGCTACGACTTCCTCCTCCAGCTGAGCGGCAAGCCCGCCGGCACCAAGCCCGAGGACGCCGCCGCCTTCCTCGAGAAGGGCATCAAGGGCCTGGCCATGAAGCTGGAAATCCTCCAGCACATCGAGGCCCGCGCCCTCACCCTCCAGCTGGAGCAGTTCATCGACAGAAACCTGCTCTGCGCCCTCGCCCTGGACGTGGGGATCACCGGCAGCATCAAGCCGGAGGACTTCGTCCTGCTGACCTGGGCGCCCAACCCTAACGAGCGGTGCCCCTGCGCCGGGTGCCAGGCCAAGTTCGAGGCGGAGCAGGCCGCGGCGGAGGCGGAGAAGCCCAAGGTGGTGGTGCCCCAGCGCAAGCTCGTGCTCGTCTGATGAAGCTGGAGCTGGCCATCGCCCTGGGCATGATGCCCGGGTTGCTGGTGGGCTTCTCGCAGAGACTGCGGGAATGGCGCACGCGCCGAGCTCGCGCGCAGGCCGAGGCCTGCATCGCCAAGCGCAGGTACGAGTGGCGCAAGAAGAGCGGGAATTTAGTCAGCGATGGGGAGGCCGCCAACGCCTGCGTCTTCTATCTCGAGGCGTTCGCCGACGGGAAGGCCACGAGCCGAACCCCCAAGGATGAAGCGGACGACCCGGAGAAGAACAACGCCATGTGGGTCCACGTCGCCACCACCGGCGAGAAGCTCGACATCTCCAAGGTGGGCAATGGGGTGCGGCTGGCGAACGAGCCCGACCTCCCCGTCTACAACCGACTGGGCCGCGTGGTGAAGGGTTGAGCGAGGACCTGGGAGACTGCGGCATCGAGGACTGCGGCCGTCCCGCCACTCGCCGAACGCCCTGGGGCTTGCTCTGCGAAACCCACCGCAAGCGGATGATCCCCTCCCGGGCCGGCGGCAAGAAGCTCTTCGAGTCAGTGGCCAAGCGAGAGGAGTTCCTCCGCCGGTGGAGGGAGGTGGCGCTCGAGTACGCCGAGGCCGACGAGGACCGGGACTTCGACGCCGCCGAGCGCAAGATGCTGGCCCTGCTCCAGGGAGTGCTCGACGACGGCACCTCCGAGCTCAGCCGCGCCGCCTCCGAACTGTCGCTCGCCCGCTCCCTCGCCATCCGCCGCGGCTTCGCCCGAGCTCGCGCCGCCGGCACCACCCTGGGCCGACCGCTCATGTTCAGCCGCGAGGGAGCCATGGCTGCGCTCGCCAAGGCAGGCAGCGTCAAGGGCGCCGCTCAGCTGCTGGGCTGCTCCGGCCGCACCATCTACCGGCTGTGCCAGAAGGATGGAGTTTTGGCACGGGTGCTGGAGAACAATCGCGGACCCAAGCCGACGGTCCCCGACCGGCCGCAGTCTACCATCTCACCTCAAGGAGAAACTGATGCCCCTCTACAAGGGAAAGTCGAAGGCCGCGTTCAGTCACAACGTGGGCGAGCTGATGAAGAGCGGGAGGCCGCAGAAGCAGGCGCTGGCGATCGCCTACCGGGAGCAGGGCGAAAAGCGTGAACCCGGTGCCGGCAAGGAAAGCGCTTCGGAGGAGGGCAACGAGCACTACAAGCCGACCCACAACACCCCCGCCGGCGTCAGCCAGAAGCGGGTGTCACACCCCCACCACGGCAAAGTCGGCTGAGATGGTCGTCACCGACCACGGCCTGCTGGTGACGGCGGACTCCAGCGGCCGCCCCTTCAACGCCTACGTCACCCACTTCGAGGACTCCTGCCGCTACTGCGGCGAGGTGCTGACGGGGACCTCGAGGGTCGACGCCTACATTCTGGATGCGGTGGCGGGCTACCCAGAGCAGGTCGCCAGGTTCCGGGCCCTGGAGGACGACGCCTACCGCAAGCGCTTCCAGCGCACCCTCGAGGAGCACGAGCGCAAGCACTGGGTCCGCCGGCTGGCCCGCTGGCTCAAGCTGCAGCTGTTGGGGTGACGCATGACGCCAAAGCAGAACAGATTCATCGCCGAGTACCTCAAGGACCTGAACGCCACGCAGGCCGCCATTCGGGCCGGTTACAGCGCCAAGACGGCCCGGCAGCAGGGGGCGGAGAACCTGTCGAAACCAGACATCGCGGCTGCTGTGGCCGACGCGGTGAAGCGCCGCTCCGAGCGGGTCGAGGTGACGGTCGACGACGTGCTGCGCGAGCTGCTCACCTTCGCGCGGACCGACATCCGCAAGGCCTTCGACGCCCACGGCAACCTGCTCCCGGTCCACCAGATGCCCGAGGAGGTGGCGCGTGCCATCAGCGGCATCGAGAACGAGGAGATGTTCGACTGGGAGGGGACGGGCGAGGAGCGCGCCAAGGTCCACACCGGCACGGTGCGCAAGGTGAAGTTCTGGGACAAGACGAAGGGCCTGGAGCTCCTGGGGAAGCACCTCAAGATGTTCACCGACAAGCTTGAGGTGGGGGCGGACGACACCTTCGCCGAGATGCTCAAGAAGGCGCGCGAGCGTGCTAAGCGCTGATCACCGCGCCCAGCTGGCCGTCGACCTGGGCGGCTTCCAGCATGACCCCCTGGGCTACGTGCTGTGGGCCTTCCCCTGGGGCCAACCCGGTGAGCTGGAGCACGAGAAGGGCCCGCGGGACTGGCAGCGGGAAGTCCTGCGCGAGGTGGGCGAGCTCGCCGCCAAGGGCAAGGAGACGGGCGAGGCCATCCAGGAGGCGGTCTCGAGCGGCCACGGCATCGGCAAGTCGGCGCTGGTGGCCTGGCTGACCCGCTGGGCCATCGCCACCCACGAGGACGCCCGCGGCGTCATCACCGCCAACACCGACACCCAGCTGCGCAACAAGACCTGGCCGGAGCTGTCCAAGTGGCACCGGCTGGCCATGGACCGGGAGCTCTTCGTCCTCACCGCCACGTCGCTGTACTCGGCGGAGAAGGCACACGAGAAGACCTGGCGGCTGGACGCTGTCCCGTGGAGCGAGAACAACACCGAGGCGTTCGCCGGCCTCCACAACCTGGGCAAGCGCATCATCGTCGTGTTCGACGAGGCCTCCGGCATCTCCGACAAGGTGTGGGACGTGACGCAGGGCGCCCTCACCGACGAGGGCACCGAAATCCTCTGGCTCGTCTTCGGCAACCCCACCGCGGCGACGGGCCACTTCCGGGAGTGCTTCCGCAAGAATCGCCACCGCTGGCGCACCCGGCAGATTGACTCCCGGACGGTGGAGGGCACCAACAAACCGCTCTTCCAGAAATGGGTCGAGGACAACGGCGAGGACTCGGACTTCGTCAAGGTCCGCGTCCGCGGGATGTTTCCCTCCCAGTCGGCGAAGCAGTTCATCTCCGAGGTGGACGTCGACGCCGCCTTCGGCAAGCACCTGCGCGAGGACCAGTACAACTTCGCCCCCATCATCATCACCTGCGACCCAGCCTGGGAGGGCGACGACGAGCTCGTCATCGGCCGGCGGCAGGGCCTGCTGTTCAGCATCCTGCGGACGCTGCGCAAGAATGACAACGACATGTGGGTGGCCAACGAGCTGGCCCGCATCGAGGACGAGGAGAAGGCGGACGCCGTCTTCGTCGACGCGGGCTACGGCACCGGCATCGTCTCCGCGGGGCGGACGCTGATGAGGGACTGGCAGCTGGTGTGGTTCGCCGGCGAGCCCACCGACAAGGGCTGCGTCAACAAGCGGGCGGAGATGTGGAAGGAGACGCGCGACTGGCTCAAGGCCGGCGGCGCCATCCCCGCGGACCCGGTGCTGCGCGACGAGCTCATCGCCCCGCAGACGGTGCCTAGGGCGGACGGGAAGCTGCTCATCGAGGCCAAGAAGGACATGAAGGCCCGCGGGGTGCCCAGCCCCAACCGCGCCGACGCGCTGTGCCTGAGCTTTTTCGCCCCGGTGCTGCCCAAGTCCCACCGTGCTAGAGCCGGCACCACGGCCAAGACGGCGTACGACTGGAGGACGCACGGCCAATGAAGTCCCCCGCCATCATCCGCCGCGAGGCCCTCGAGCGCCAGCAGCCCCGCTCCTCGAGCACCGCCCTCATGTGCCCCGACTGCGGCGAGCTCATCGACGCCCGCCGCACCGCGGAGGATCTCGAGGCCCTGGGCGGCTACGCCCCCACGAAGGACGGGGAGGCCAAGCCTGGCTCACTGGGGTGGCACAGCTGCACCGCCGGCAGACGTGCTTCGATGGCCCAGACGTCGTATGACTGGCGTACCCACGGGAGGTAGGAAACCATGTTCGCTGGAACCGGACACAAGCCGCTCAAGCTCGACACGCAGGTGCCTACCAAGGGTGGCCCGCTGATGGGCACCCACCGCCTCGGCGATCGGCTGCTGACCGAACCCATCGCCATACACATCGAGCGCTATGGCTGGCACGGGAAGCTGGATTGCGTCCACGGGCGAGAGTTCGACGAGCACTGCAACGACTGCCAGCGCTGGGTACGGATGGCCGAGTGCGACCACCAGTACATCACGGCCGACGGCAGCTGCGAGCGCTGCAAGAAGCCCGAGGTGGTGAAGGTCACCATGAAGGAAGGCAGCCGGTACCACTGCAAGGCGTGCGGCTTCAACGTCTTCGCCACCACCGGGCCGGACCGCTGCACCTGCGCGTCACCGGAGAACACCTGGCGCTTGCCCGGCCAGCCGGTGTCCCAGGAGAAGAACCCCCCGCTCAAGCCCCCGCTGTGCGCGATGACCCTACCGCGGAATGTGCTCGAGGCCGCGGTGAGCCTGCGCCACGCGTGCATGGCGATGAACCTGGAGCTCAAGGCCATCGGCATCGAAGGAGCGCAGGAGTCGCTGCTGATGGGCGACACGCGGGTGTACGACCCGGTGAAGCCCAGCGAACCCGCGATAGACCTGTCCAAGGCCTACGGCGACCTGGACAGCGTAGGGCGCGAACGGTTCCGACGCCGCCAGGGCCTCTTCCACAAGACGGAGCTGCCAAAGTCGGACCGGGACTGGGTGGACGCACAGGAGGAGATCCGCCGACTCGAGAAGGCCCTGAATAAGGCCAACGCGCGGGCGGAGGGGCTGCGGCTCAACCCCCTGATGGTGGTGCCGTCGTCGCTGCCGCACATCTACCCGGGCCTCACCCCCTCCGAGCAGGTCGCCGTCCATCGCGACAACGAGACCACCAGGAAGTGCCTCGAGGCGGCCAAGGACCGCGAGAGCGGCGAGGGCCTCAAGGCCCTGGAGTCCAAGCGCCCGGACCACAGCCTCTACGTCCTCGACGAGGACTTGCTCGCCGACGACGCGTGAAGACCTCGGACATCCCCGACGGGCCCATCCTGGAGCTCCTGGCGGCCTTCCACGACAAGTGGAGGGGCACCCGGTGGATGATGCGGTTCTCGGAAGAGCACGCGGGCGAGGCCTCCATCCTCCCCGCCTTCCCGCCGGACACGCCGGAGAAGCTCGTGCTCTCGAAGATGAGGAAGCTCATGAGGCGAGGGCTGATTGACGGCTGCCCCTGTGGCTGCCGGGGCGACTACCGCATCCTCCCCAAGGGCCTCGACGCCGTGCGCCCCCTCGAGGCCTACCTGCGGCGCGGGGTCGTGAACGTCGGCCGGTAGCCGTCCCCGCCCTGGCGCAGTCTTGGGGCATGTGCTTCGGCAGCGGCTACTCGAATGGAGCGGACAGCGGCGCCTACGTCGGGCCCAGCAACAACCCGAACCAACCGAACCTCGTCGACAGCACACCCCTTAACCTCAACAAGCCCAACGGCGTCGTCGACCGGGGCTTCGCGCCGCCCATGCAGC